GATGATGGGACTGTTTTGGGGAAACATAAAACTAAAGCTCAAGCAATCGCACAAATGATTGCAGTAAGTCTTGCTGAGAACATTCCTGTTGGGGGAGAACTCAAGCGCGCTGTTGAAGCAGGTTCATACAGTCCCCCTAAAGGTGTTCAAGATGCTGCTAAAAGGGCGTTGAATTGGATCGCTGAAGGTTATGCGGGTTCAGGTTTTACTGCGGTAGGTAGAGCAAGAGCGCAACAGTTAGCTTCAGGTGCAGATGTTTCAGGCGATACAGTAAACAGAATGATCAGTTATTTTGCTAGGCACGAAGTTGATAAACAGGCAACAGGTTTCAATTCTGGTGAAGACGGTTATCCTAGTGCGGGGCGTGTGGCGTGGGACGCGTGGGGCGGGACACCTGGGCAGGAATGGGTAAACAGTTTGCCTAGTGAATCTGCTGTTAGAGCAGCAGGGGACAGAATTGGTATCTCAGATTTTGACGATACGCTTTATGTTTCTGGTGGTTTGAATCAGGCTGTCTATTCTTACATTGAAGCGCAGGATGTTGATTTGGTTGTTGTTACTGGCAGACATGAATCGAATCGTGAAGAGACTACTGCTTTATTGAATAAACTTGGAGTAGATTATTTAGATTTGATTATGCAGCCAGATAATCAAAATGATAGTGCCGCGTATAAGGGTGCTGTTGCTGAAAAGTTTTTGGCTGATGGATTGGATGTGGTTTTTGTGGTTGAAAATAATGCTGAAGCTCGTGCTGCCTATAAGGATGCTGGTGTGAGTGTTGTTGTTGATCCTGCGGATTTACCTGAATCAAGTGAAGGAAGAGACATGGGAGAATATACGATGACTGAGTTGCAGGATAAGGCTTACAGTTTGAAGGGTGATGCTTTAGAAACTATCGCTAAACTTGCTGAGACTGTCTATCAGCTTTGTGAAATTGTGGATTCTATGAGTGAGCCTGCTGTTGTTGTTGAGCCTATGGATATGCCTGCCGAGATGATGGTTGAAGAAGATAGTGTTCGTTTTGTTGAGCCTTCTAAGGTTGCTGAATTGCATGAGCGCGGTGAGCGTGTAACTAAGGGCATTGAGCAGCGTGTTGCTTTTCAGGATTTAGAGATTCGCCAGGATGGTGATGGCATGACCTTGCGCGGTTATGCAGCAGTATTCAACAGCCCTTCTCAGCCTTTGCCTTTTATTGAGACTATTGAGCGTGGTGCTTTCAGGGATTCTTTGAACTCTCGTAATGACATCAAACTTCTTTGGAATCACGACACAAGTATTGTTTTAGGTTCTACTCGTGCAGGTACTCTAAAACTTGTTGAAGATGAGCGTGGCCTTTATGTTGAAGCCAATTTGCCTGACACTCAGGCTGGCCGAGACGCGGTTATTAGTATTCAGCGCGGAGATGTAACAGGTTTCAGTTTTGGCTTCAGGGTTGCTGCTGGTGGCGATACTTGGATCAATGCTAATGAGCGTGTCCTAAAGCGCGTGAACATCCATGAAGTGTCTGTTGGTGTGGCTTTCCCTGCTTATCTAGGAACTGAAGGAACAGCCAATGTTAGATCTGTCCCTGATTTGACTGGCAAGATTGCTCGCCTAGCTGAGATTCGTGGAGTGTCTGCTGAAGAGTTGACTGATGCTCTTTTGGCTCTTGAAGCCGGTGATGAGTTGACTGCCCGCCAGGGTGAACTTTTGACTGACACTCTTGGCAAGGTTCTAAAGCAAGATCCTGAAGTTACTAACCCTAACGCGATTTTGGAGTTGAAGAAGAAAGAGCTTGATTTGCTGATGAAGCGCGTATAATTAGAGTATTGCCCTTGCGTGGTGTTGGTTGGCAATAAATAAAGAAACCTAACTTTCTTTTCCCCCTGATTCTTGTTTGTCCTTTAGTCAGGGGGTTTTCTTTTATGCGCATGTATATATTTGGGGTATAGACTTTATTTATCAGGTGTGTTTATCCCCTGAGTTTCTGGCTGAGTGTACTCGCCTAATCCCCCTAAAAACTATGTTCTTGAAAGGAACAAACCTAATGAGCGATTTTATTGCTAAGCAGGTTGATGCTAAGGCTAAGGCTTGGCACGAAGCTAAGGAACTGATTGATTCAGTTGAAGCTCGTGGCGGCGTTTGGTCTGGTGAAGATGAGGCTAAGTATGCTTCTCTAACCGCAGACATCAACAAGAGAAATGAACTAATCGAACTTGAACAGCGTGAAGCAAAGACTTCTGATGCGATTGCTAAGGCTGCTGTCAACTTCAAGGATGCAACTGTTTCTGACAACGAATCAGACATTCTTCGCAAGATGGCTATGGGCGAACTTCGCGGACACGAGTTCCGCGCAATCACCGGTTCTTCAACTGGTGCGCCTGTTCCTACATCTTTCTACAACGAGATTGTTAAGGTTGCTCGCCTAGTAAACCCACTGCTAGAGTACGCAACTGTTATCAACACTGCTTCAGGTGAAAACTTGCAGATCCCTTCACAGTCTGCTTTCTCAACTGCTGCAATCGTTGGCCAGGGTTCTTCAATTGGAACTTCAGAGCCTACCTTCAACGCGTTCACAACTCTAAGCGCTTACAAGTTCTCAGCTTTGTCTCAACTATCACGCGAGCTTGTTCTCGATGCTGGTGTTGACATCGTTGGTTTCTTGGCTGACCAGTTTGGTAACGCATTCGGTTACGCAATCGGAGACAAGCTAGTTAACGGAACTGGAACAGTAGAGCCTACTGGTTTCCTACCTGTTGCTGGTACTGGTGTTACTGGTTCAACCGGTGTATCAGGTGCTTTCACTGCTGACAATGTTATTGACCTTGTTTACAGCCTTGATGGTGCGCTTCGCAGCAAGCCTACTTTCGCGATGCTAGCAAACAGCACTTCTATTGCAGCCTTGCGTAAGCTAAAGGACTCTTATGGTCAGTACTTGTTCAACATTGGTTCTGGTCTAGATACTCGCGACCTAGTTCTAGGTGTGCCAGTTATCGAGACTCCTGCTATGCCTAACCCTGCTGTTGGTGCTAACTCGCTTGCTGTTGGAGATCTAAAGGCTCTCTACATTCGCAACGCTGGTGGCCTTCAGGTTGACCGCTCTGACGACTACGCCTTCGGAAACGACTTGGCTACTTGGAGAGCAACTTGGAGAATTGATGGAGCGCTTATCCAGAAAGCAAACATCAAGAAGTTCAAGGGTGGAGCTAGCTAAGCCCTTTTCTCCCCGAAAAGCCCCTCAAACTCAAAAGGTTTGGGGGGTTTTTCTTATAGAGTATTTGCATGACAACTAAAGCCGCTATTGCCTGGTATTCAAACTCTCTTAATCAGCCGACTGGTTATGGTACTCAATCTAAGCAGGTCATTGAACGACTTGTTAGGGATGGCCATAAGGTTGCGATGCTTTCTAATTATGGTGGTGAAGGTGTCAATAGCCTGATTGAGACTGGTGCGGGTTTGATTCCGCATTACAGCAGGGGAATGAATCAGTACAGTACTGATGTTATGCCTTTGCATTATGCGCATTGGAAAGCCGAGAATCCTAAACTGCCTTCTTGGATGCTGACTTTATATGATGTTTGGGTTTTTGACAACCCTGCGCTTGATGCTATCCCTATTGCTTCTTGGACTCCAATAGATCATCAGCCTGCGCCTGAGAATGTTTTGAAGTGGCTTAGGAAGCCTAATGTTACGCCTATTGCGATGAGTGTTTTTGGTAAGAACATGATTGAACAGGCAGGTATTGAATCTGAGTATATTCCGCATGCGATTGATACTAAAGTTTTCAAGCCGACTAAGGATTTGCCTGAAGGTATTTCTGGGCGTGAGTTTGTTGGCGGTGAAAATAACTTTGTTGTTGGAATGAACTTTGCTAATAAGGCTGGCGGGTTTATTCATCGTAAAGCTGTTGCCGAGAACTTTCTTGCTTTCGGTATTTTCGCTCAAAAGCATGATGATGTTGTTTTGTATTTGCACACTGAGCCTTATGGTAAGCAGTCTGGGTTTGTGTTGCCTAACATTCTTGCTGCTTGTGGTGTGCCTGCCGAGAAGGTGAAGTTTGTTGATCCGATTGCTTATCAGTATGGGATTAGTCAGGAGACTTTGACTGCGATCTATTCGGCTTGGGATGTTGGCTTGTTTACTAATTATGG